TACGGGTTTTTTAAATGCATTAGGAGAATCGCACTTATATGTAAATGTAAAGCGGTGTCCTAATCTTACAAGATGCTTAGAGCAGCAACCATTGGGAGATGATGGCAAGCCCGAAAAGAAAAAAGATATGGATCATATGTGCTTTTCTAGTAATACTCTTGTAGCTACTCCTAACGGTGCGATCGCATTTAAAAACTTGCCAGAATCAGGATTTATTTATGTGGACAGTGAAACCATCGCGCCATATACAAATTGTGGCATTAAAAAACCTTTAGCACAGACGCTAAAGGTTACGCTAGATAATGGTAAAATAATAGAATGCACGCCAGACCATAAGTTTTTGACAGAACAGGGCTGGCGTGAATGCCAAAATCTATTAAACCAAGAAATATTATGCAGCAAGTTGATCCAACAATATCAGGAAAATTCCAATTTTTTGATGGGATTAAATACAAAAGACGCGGCAAAAGCGGCGGCATTCGGTATTTTGTTAGGGCAAACTTTGTTAAGGGTGAAACCCAATATTTGCACCGCAAAGTCTGGGAATATCATCGCGGCGAAATCCCTAGAGGTTTTCAAATTCATCATAAAGACATTGATCCATCTAACAACAAATTGGACAATCTTGAGTGCATTGAAGCCGTTGAACATATGCGATTGCATAATCAGGAATGGAAAGAGCGCGATCCTGAAGGGTATGCACTCAGTAAAAAAACAAGCATTGCTAACGCTCGTAAATACGCCTCTCTATGGCATAAAACGGATGAAGCAAGAGCGATGCACAGTGCAAACTCAAAAGCAATCATTGAGCGAAACCGCAAAACTCTACCTGAAAAAACTTGTCCAATTTGCGATAAAGGATTTCAGCCATGCATGGGAGTCCAAGAATTTTGCTCCAAAAAATGCAACAACATTAACAAGGCTAGAAACCGTAGATCATCAGGTATTGATAACGAATCAAGAAAATGTCAACATTGCGGATCTGAATTTATCACCAATAAATACGTTAAAAAACTTGGATGTTCTCCAACGTGTTCGCGTCATATCAATCGAACCGTCAAAGAATCAGGATGTTTATTGTCTTACAGTCCCTAGTCATGGTTACTTTTTATTAGCCGATGGTGAGATAGTTAAAAACTGCGATGCTGCGGGTTATGCTGCTTATAGATTATTACCAATTAGAGCAGGATCAGGATTCGGTACTAGTCGGGCGCGTGGGTAGTGTATCTGTTGCTTTAGTTACCGTATCCTTGCTAATCGTAATCGACTCAAGCGCACTACGCGATCGCAAATCTTTGGGGACAACAACGCCTAACTTCTTAAGATTAGCTCTAATCTCTGCTACTTTGCCAGTATTAGCATGTGAAATAATTGCTAAATGTTTTTTTATAGACATATAATAAAAACAAATCAATACTTATAGATTATGTCGGAAATTGAAATCATTCAACCTAATGAAGCGTTTACATGGCGCTCCAATAAATTAGGTGAGAATAATAAAGCTAGCCCAAACTATAAACACCCTGATTATATTGAATATCAATATGATGTAGAGCGTTGCGAAGACTTCTATGAGGGGCGTAGAGCGTGGATATCAGGACGTTATTACAGCAATTTTGACACAATTAAGCTACAGGAATATCTACCTAAGAACCCTGCTGAAGAAACCGAAGAGTATTTTGATCGGGCGCGACAAACTCTGTTTCATAACTTTTTCCGTCCATCGGTTGACATGTTTGCTGCATTGATAAGCAAATTTGACCTTACAGACAATGTAAGTGAATCAATACTTATCAATCAAAGCAATATTGACCTTAAGGGATCTGACTTAATCAGCTTCAAAACTGATGCAGATACGTGGGCATTACGTGATGGCTTTGCGGTAATAGTCGTCAGCTATCCAGAGAATGCGATCGCTAATCCTAGACCATACTTAAACTTAATTGAACGTGATGACCTGATTAATTGGGATTTCACCTATGACGAAAGCGGCGCTGAAAAAATGACGCTAGCTGTTATTAAGCGTGAAGAAACCGAAAAGATTAATCAGTTTGCAAGTGAAGAAATTGAGACAAGATGGGTCTATTCTCTTGATGAAAACGGCTTTGTAACCACGGAAAAATATTATAAGAGCATCGAAAAATCAAAGCCTACACGCGGTAAAAAAACAACATCAACAGAGCTATGGGTCAGATACGATCCACCCGTGATTTTGCGCGATGCAAATCAGCAGCCATTGACCGAGATTCCGATTGTGATTTACTCAGTAAGCGATCGCGATGCTATCTGCTCAGCACCTCCCCTATTGGATTTGCTTGAAAAGGTAAAATGCCATTACCAGAATTACTCTAGCTATCAGCGCACAATCTATAAGTTACAGCCAACCTATAAACGCAAATGGGCTGACTTTATCCCAGATAATCCGCCCTCACTGGTGATTGGTGGGAGCTTAGCAATCGAATGCTCTAACGGCTCTGATGTTGGCGTTTTGCAGATTGACCCGTCCGCAGTAGAACCTATGCGCCAAATGCTTTCAGATTTACGTGCAGAAATCAAAGCAGAGGCTTTATCCTTCTTGGGACAAGGATCGGTGCAGCAAACTGATGACGAAATTGCTCTCAAGATGGCGCAGGGCAAAGCATCGTTACGCAAGTTTGCTTTAAGGCAAAAGAGCTTATGGCAAACGGTATTTAGTTTCTGGGATAGGTGGACAGGAGTAGAACCTACTGATGCGAGTATTGACGTGGATATCAATGTACTTGATAAGCCAGTCACTCCTCAAGAAGTGCAAGTGGTACTTGATGCTGTAGCCACTGGTACTATGGACGCTGACACGGGATCGGCTAAACTAAATCAGTTGCGATGGTTGCCTGAGGGGCTAAAACTTAGTGCGATCGCGCCGCCGCAAAGTATTCCTCAAACTAATAAAGTGATGATTAATAAGGTTGACGATTCAGAAGATGATAATGATGATGAGGTGCAATCATGAGTACATGGACAGCAACCGATGTCACCAACATCAAAACAATATTCAACCTTGAATATAAATATGTGCAACGCATCGAGGAAGCTCTTACAGATTTTGAGAATCAATATACTGCTACCGCGATCGCTGATTTGCAAACCAAAATCAATGAGGCGATCGCCCTGAAAGCAACCATCGCAGGAATAGAGCAAAGTGCAGACTTTGGAGTTACGAGTCAATCAGTCCCATCCTTTTACTCAATCACTCGCAAGGATGGCACTGAGGTAAGCGGCTATCGCAATGCCTATGACAGCCTCAAGCAGACTATTAGCAATGAACTTAGATTGCAAGACGTTGCCCGAATCAATACAACTAGAATTATTAGAGCTTAGGAGAATTTATGCGATTTCATTGGAATCATTATTTTTATCAATCTGAAACTACCGACGGTGACACAGGCGGGGGTGCTGATAATCCATTGGGCCCAAAGGGAGAAAAAGCTTTAGAAGCAACCAAACAGAAAGCGCGTGAACTCGAAAAACAACTTGCGGAAGAGCGTGAGAAAAATAAAAGATTTGAGGGTATCGACCTAGCCAAAGTTGAGGAGGCTCTCAAATTCCAGCAAGAGGCGGCGATCCGTGAAGCTGAAGCTAAAGCCAATACAGAAGAAGCCCGCAAACTTGAAAGAGAACAAGCGGCTGCTGAGAAGAAACGTTTGCAAGCCGAAAAAGAGCAAGCTGAAAAGGAGAAACTAGCAGCAAGGGCAGAATTAACAGAGACTCGTATCGATGCAGCGATCGCTCTTAACTTGGCTAACACTGGTATCAAACCTCAGTACACTGGCTTACTATCCAAGGATCAGGAGTTTCGTGGTCAGCTAGCCTATATGACAAAAGCTGCCGATGGTGTTGATAATGATGGGATCTATGTTGTCGATAAGTCTGGCGATCCTCGATATCATCCAGATGATCGCAATAAGTACCTACCTATCGATCTTTGGATTGAGACTGAGATTGCCAAAAAATATCCTGATATGTTTGTTGCGCGTGTCGGTACTGGCGATGGCTTAAGCGGTAGACGTGGTAAGCGTGGCGGCGGTCTAGATATTGAAGCACTTGGCAAAATGAGTCCAACACAACGAGCCGAAGAGGCAAGACGAATGAATTTAAGATAATCAACAAAAAAGGAGCGTAACAGCTCCTTTTTTGTTTGGCTCAAAATAATGTTAGCTGTCCTTTTGGTGCTGGTTTGGGCTTCTTGGTTTTTACAGGTGCAAACGGATCATGATTCTCAATCCTATTACGCATTACCTCGAAATAATGTTCATCCTTTTCAATGCAAATGTAATTTCTGTTTGTGTTGATGGCGGCGATCGCTAATGTGCCACTCCCTGCGGTGTTGTCTAAGATTAGTTCGCCTTCTTGGGTGTAGGTTTTGATTAGGTATTCGATAAGTTGGGTAGGTTTCTGTGTGGGATGGGTTAATCCGCTATTATGTTTTGGCTTATTGAACTTAACAATCGTTTTGGGATACCTGAATGTTGTTAGGTTTTGACTTGAGTTTTTTACGAATCTACTGCCAGATGTCCCTAAAACAGAATTTTTCCCTTGTGTATTGGAAACAAAACCAGCGTCCCACATTTCAGGGTTATACGTTGTCCTTCCTTCGCAAAATACCGAAATATTCTCATGGTATTTTAACGGCTGGACTTTAGCTAATGCAGGATTACTCATGGCATCCTTCTCCCAAATCCACTCATACTTAAACCACTTAGGATTACTCATCACAAGCGCACTGGTAAAAGGCTGCGAGCCAAAAAGACAAATCGCGCCATTAGGTTTAATGATTCGCTTGTACTGCTCCCACAACAGATCAAAGGGAATAACAGAATCCCAATGACAAACAGTGATGCTCAACCGTAGGGGAGATCACAAATAATACAGTCGATACTTTTATCTGGAATAAGCTGCATAGCCTCCAGACAGTCGGCATTGACGATACTATTAGGCGCGATCGCCCCTACTTCAAGACCCTCTATATTTGCGATTACATTCAAAGTAGAAACTCACTCAATCCCTTTATTGTAAAGCGTTTTGCGATATAATATAGAAATACCCCGCGATGCTGAAACATCCGAGGCGTGATCAACCTTATCTTTTAGCCAAAGGTCAATATGACAAGTTTAGCAGTTTTTAACTTTGATTCTCAAGAAATCCGCTTTGTTGATGGTAAGCCAGTAGCCAATGACGTTGCGAAAGTTTTAGGGTATGCCGATCCTCAGTCTACTATTTCTAAGAAGGTAGATACAGAAAACAAAGGGGTTGCCAAAATGGCAACGGCTGGCGGAGTGCAGTCTGTAACGGTTCTAGAAGAGGCTGGCATTTATCAACTTATTTTTGGATCTAAGTTGCCAAGTGCAAAAGCTTTTCAGAAATGGGTGTTTTCTGACGTTTTACCAAGTATCCGCAAAACTGGTGGGTATGGAGTAACCACCGCTAATCCTAAAAAGGCGATCGCCCATTATTCAGATCGCTGTGCAGACATCCGAAAGAATTTGGTAAAGCCAAAAGGTCATTGGTGTGTCATTGAGAAGTGCAATCACCTTTTGTTGGAGGTTGAGAAAGCTGGTTATCCCATTGATAAGTTCGATCTGTTAGATTCGAGCGTAGGGCGGCGCTATGCACAATACCGCCGTGAGATTGGCTACTCAGAGCCTACGCAGTCAGCGCACTATCAGCTACCACATTGCCCTCATCCTGTAACGATCGCTTGCTATCCAAGCAGTGAGCTTGGTATTTTCTCTGATTGGCTTGAAAGTATTTATGAGGAGCGTCACCTCAACAAATATTTGCAGGAAAAGTATGGGAAACTCGCAAAAATTTAAATTTATGCTATTTTATAAATAACTGACTCAATAACTTTTGCTTATCGCAATGTTCGCAAAAGTTATTGAGTACTAATAAAAGAATTTTTCGCAACGAATTTCTTTGATTTAGTGAGGCGCAATGCCAGCAGAAGGTATTGCAAATCATTAGATATAAAGAGAAAAAAGATGGCATTAACCCTTACAGAAGCCGCAAAGATTGCGCTTAATGAAGGCAAAGTATTTGAATCGGCAATTATTGAGCAGTTCGCTAGCTCTAGCGGAATCCTCGAAAATATTCCCTTTGTGGATATCGCAGGTAATGCATATAGCTATAACCGTGAAGAAGCGCTTCCTGGTATCGGTTTTCGCGGTGTAAACGAAGGGTATGACGAATCGGTAGGCGTTGTTAACCCTGTAACCGAAACACTGTCTATCTTAGGCGGTGATCTTGATGTTGATAAATTCGTTATCGACACAATGGGTATCGGTGTTCGCTCTCAGCATGAAATGATGAAGGTTCGGGCCCTAGCTTTGGCGTGGACAAAAGAATTTATCCAAGGCGATACAGCTACCAATATTAAAGCCTATGACGGATTGCGTAAGCGCTTGACTGGTACTCAGTTAATCGACAATGGCGCTACTTCTGGTGGTGATGTACTGAGCTTGGAACGTTTGGACGCAACCATTGACGAGGTGACTAATCCTACTCACATCATCATGAATAAGACAATGCGACGGGTGCTGACTAGCGCTGCTCGTAATACGTCTGTGGGTGGTTACATCACTTATGAACTCGATAGTTTTGGTCGTAAAATTGCGTTTTATAACGATCTTCCTATCATCGTCTTGGATCAAGATGGCTCTAAGTCTCAGATCTTGCCTTTCACTGAAGCGGCTGCTTCTGGTACTGCTCAAACTACTTCGATCTATGTTGTCAGCTTTGACACGATGGGAGTACATGGTTTGCAAAACGGTGGTATGCAAATCCGCGATTTAGGCGAGCTAGATACTAAACCCGTATTTCGTACTCGTGTAGAGCATTACCAATCGATCGCAATTAAAGATGGTCAAGCGGCGGCTCGTTTGCGTTACATCAAGTCTGGCGCTGCTGTCGCTTAATTTAATCAGGGGATATCCCCTGATTAATAATTCACAATGCTTTCAAGTATTTTTTAAACAGGTAAAAACCTAATGGCTACAACATTTTCAACTATTGCAGATCGGCGCGTTCGCGGTACTTACGACGCAGCGCTAGCCCTTCGTACCCCTGAAGCAGCGGCGCTATCTGCTACTACTTCCACAACTCGACTAGCCTTTGCTGTCCGCAAAATTGAAGCTTTTAAGGTGTGCTTTGATATTGAGGCATACACCAGCTACAGCGCTGGTACTGCTGAATGGACGATCGCTGTTGACGTATCTGCTACCGTAGGCGGCTCTAGTACCGTAATCGGTACTATTCTCCCTGCTCAATTAGCTGGTGCTGCTGGCGAACTAGAGATCGTATTTGGCGGCGCTGAAATTGCTGCTAAATTGGCGACTGCTGAAGCGATCGGCTTGGTTTGCACCAAGACTGGCTCCCCAGGAAACTTGACCCTATCCGCTTGGATTGTACCTGTTCAGTAATCATGAATTACCCACAAAACCCCGTCACCGTCGCTAAAGGTAGCCACATCGTAAAAGATGTGTACCTCTCTGATTTGGAAGCATGGCAATCTGAAGGATACGAAATTTACGATCTTACAGCACCTGTCGCCACTGAAGAACCAGCAGTGATCGCACCAAAGAAAAAAGCAAAATCTACACCTGTAGAACCTGAATAACTAAACGGAATAGGCGATCGCAAGGTCGCCTATTTTAATAAAAATGACAGTACAAACTGATTTACAAACAAATTTAGACGCTTACATACAAGCTAATTTCTCTGGTAGTTTAGCTGAAGTTTCGGCTAGCAAAAAACCGTTAGAGGATTTGCTAGACATACAGCAATCACTAAGCAGTGGCGGCGGTTCTGGTGGCGTTGCTGACACGACTGCAACAGGTACAATTACCACTGAAAATCTAGTTCCCGCTGGCGTTGCAACGGCTGGCTCCGCTGTATCTATAGACCTTGATAGCAAAGGTACAGTTACGATTCAAGTAACTGGAACTTATACAGGCGCTCTATCAGCGCAAATCACGACCGATGGGACTAATTGGATTACTCCAGCAAATGCCGTATTTAAAAACATGGTCACAGGTGCGAATAGTGTTACTATTCCAAGCGCATCTGTGGGGATTTGGCAGATTGAAGTTATCGGTCATGCAAAGTTCAGATTGAGCGCTCTTGCAGCCGTCACGGGTACAGCTACAGTAGCTTTAAGAGCAGCGGCAAATACTTCACAGGTAAGCGTTGCGGGTGTATCTACAGCATCGAATCAAACAACTGGAAATGCTTCTCTAACAAGTTTGGTCACAGCGGCGATCCCTGCGTTTACCAATAGCCCTATTAATCTGGGATCTGCTAACGCTGATACGCTCAAGGCTAGCGCGGGGGCGGTTTACAAAGTGTATTGCTACAACAAAAATGCAGCAACGAGATTTTTCCAAATCCACAACAAAGCAACTACGCCTGTAAACACCGAAGTCCCCGTCGAATCATTTCCAGTAGCTGCTAATTCGGCGCTGATAATTGATTCTACCTTTTGGGGTGCATCTGGTCGGACTTGTAGTACTGGCGTATCGTGGGCTTTCAGTACTACTGAGGCGACATTGACGTTAGGTTCTGCTGCTGACCAAACTAGCTCTGTGGGGTATTTGTAATGAGTGGAATTATTTTTGGTGGGAGCGTAATCGCTGATGGCTCGGTAACAACAGCCAAGATTGCTGATGCAAATATTACTGCGCCAAAATTAAACGGTGCTCAATCTGGATCGGCTCCTGTTTTTGGTGTTCGTGCATGGGTGAACTTTAACGGGACTGGTACTGTCGCGATTCGTGCTAGTGGTAATGTGAGTTCTATCACTGATAACGGCACTGGCGATTACACGGTGAATTTTACTACTCCTTTACCCGATGCCAATTATGCAGTTTCAGGTTCTTGTGGTGGTGGTAGCTCCATAGGCTCAATTGCAACTAATGACGCTGGCACACCTCGAACAACTTCGCTCTTCCGATTCTTTACAATAACAACCGCAGGGAGTGTTACTAACCCTACTAATGTAGATATAATGGTAATTAGATAATGAAAATAATAGCTTTTACAAACAATGAAAATAATAGCTTTTACAAACGATGAAGGTGGTGTATCTATCCTTACTCCTATCCTAGATAGCGGGTTAACGATAGAAGAAATTGCAGAAAAAGATATTCCGCTACTCAATGGAGAGCCTATACCTTATCTGATTCTTGATGATTCGGAGTTACCCGATCGCATTGATCGCGATCGCTGGAAGATTCAAGACGGGAAAGTAATTATTAAAGATGAAGTAGAAAGCTGATGTGGAATCCAGCAAAGAGTAGATCGCAAGCTCAAAGAGATAGATGAGCTATTTGATAGAGAACTACCCTTTGGTGATTTCCTTATCAACTGAGCTGGGCTTAAATGTTAGCAAAATTTTTGATGTTGCGATCGAGATAATCTAAATATTTCTATCAATACGATCTCCACTAAGCAACCTAAAAAGCAAACCAAAAAAAATTTAATAAAATGCCTTGTAGTACTCCTCTCCCAATAAACAAATTTACAAATAATCCTATTTTAATTGGGTTCCCTTGGAAGGATTCGCTCGTATTTGCTACGGGTACTCTAGCCAGCCCTACCTATTTAAACCTAAGTTTGTACGATGTTTATTTTGCGATCGCCCCTTCATTTACATCAGCTATCAGCCTAGCTCCTACGATTACTAAATTATCTAACGGGCTTGCAACGTTTGAGTTTACTGATGTGCAAACAGCAACTATGACGGCTGGTACATGGGTGGGACATGTTTTTTTGCAACTTATTGCGGGCGGCGCTCCTGATTTTAAAATGCAACTTGAGATCCCTGTAATTGACTCAGTACCAACGCCATGACGCAAATAATTAAATTCACAGAGCCTCTATTGCAGATTATTCAGCGCAACAATCAACCAACTTTAATTGTGCAATATTTAGTGCAGCGCCACCGCCTGATACGTAGCTAAATAGGTGATACTAATCCGTTGGTAATACCACCGATCATTTATCCAATTAGAGCAGTAGCGCCGCCTGTTTACTACGCTTTACCGTTGATGCTTTTGGCTTGCTAAATAAAGCTTAACTGAATTTGTTTTGATGGCATCTTAGCGATCGCCTGTAAGTCTGCTCTGATATTTTTAGAGCGATCGCATATCCATAGTTTCTCAATCCGTTTGCAGTCATCAGCATTTTTGCGCGATGTACGCCCGTTTGCGGCAGTCATGACTGCTTCTATCCCTGCGCATTTTTGAGCGCTTTTGGGCGCGATATCTTGATGGTAGTTACTCAGTACATAGCTAGACTCGCAAGTATCTAGAACATCGCATAGAGCTTGATAATCGTCTAGGGTATATCCGCCATAATGCCCTTGATTAGTATCAGGATATGGAGGATCGGCATAAATTAAACCATGTGGACAGTCCCAACGCTTAATGAAGTCAAGAGCATCTTCACAGCCAATATACACATCTCGTAATCGCTCAAAACATTCTGGCAATCTAGCGGCGCGATTTGTCCATGTTGCTGCTGAGTTTGGACCGATTACTTCCGTCGCCCACCCCGCCTCAATCTTTCTACTGAAACTCATATTGCATTGAATATAAGTAGCCCAAGCAACTTTAAGATCGCTGTACTCAGATGGATTGTTATAGATTTTTCGCGCCTCACGGTATTCTTCTTGGCTGTAAGGAGTGAGTTCAATCCATCGCGCTAGTTCGCTAGGCTGCTCTCTTGCCACGCGCCAAAACGTGATTAATTGCTTATTTAGATCATTGATTGCCTCGCGGTAATAGTGACTATTACCGCGATCTATTTTGCCTTTGGCATATAACACAGCGCCGCCGCCAAAGAACGGCTCTACATAAACGGTGTGTGGTATCGCCATGAGGTGAGGGACGATCTGGGTGGCAATACGACTTTTGCCCCCATAATAAGAACAGGGAGTTTTCATATATTCCTCGTAGCTAAAATCTCTTTTGCATCAGTGCGATCTCCATTGCAGCTAATACGGCGGCGCATATCAATAAATTGCACATCAAAGCCTAAACCTTGATACAAATCAATAATCCTGTCAGTCGCCTTGTTACTTGCTACTACAGGGCAATTTAGCGCGGCTAAGGAGCTAGCTAAATCCACTTGATCGTCCCATGTAAATGAGCCTGAATAATCTACAAACCCTTCATCGTAGGGGGGATCGGCGTAAAAGAAACAATATGGTATTAGCTCTTCAAGAAAGCCCTTGATAAAATCGGTATAGCTAAAACTTGAAAATTGCCACGTTCCAAAAGCTTTCTGGTACTCAGTAAAATCATGATCAAGAATCGGCTTTTTGTAATGCCCAAAAGGTACATTAAATCCACCACTGCTATTTGTTCGGCACAGTCCCCGATAGCCTACACGGTTGAGATAATAAAATAATTCGGCTAGCTCTGCTTGAACTTCTGCATAAAGAGTCATCGATCGCAAATTATTAAATCGTTCTCTTAATCTGTAATAGCTGCTTTCGGACGTGGCATATTGCAGATTTGTATCGATTCCGAATCCATTGAAATTACCTTTAACTTGTCGATACAAATTGATTAAATACGGATTAACATCATTCAGCAAAGCATATTCAGGCATCACCCCAAGCGTAGCGCCCAATGCTCCACAAAATGGCTCTACCCATGTGTGAGTACTACGGAATGGCTCGTACATTTCTGCTAGCAAAGCAGCTAATTCACGCTTGCCGCCACACCACTTCAAGAACGGTTGCAATGGTTTAATCTTTGTTTGCGTTGTCATTTGTTACTCCTATAAACTCACCTTTAGCCATCCGCACAAAAGCCGCCTGATCTGCCAAGTACTTGACATGCAATTGCTTCAGCATCTCAATCAGCACATTGCGATCGCGTATATCTGCAATCTGTTCGCAGAATTGGTGATGCGTTAGCTGCTTTTCAATTGGTAAGTCACTCATAGCGGTATATCAGGATTATTCAAAAACATTATTTCAGTTAGCCATACTTGAGAGACTGTGGACTCAATACCTAACCCTAAATACAAGATAAATTGCCAAGTTCCAGCTAGGTTTGTTTCCTCAAAAGCAGACTGTAGCGCCCTGCGATTGCTCTCGCTGTCTCCTTCATCGGTGTAGGGGTAGTAGAATCGGTCAAATAGTTCATTCATCACCATGTTTGTCAACTCCAAAATAAAAATATCTCCAGTGAATTGAGAAGCAGTATTTACCGTTGTAAAACTCAAATTTTGAATAAACTGGAACTCTCCAAATAGCTAAAGTTAATCTACCGATCTCAATGCGTAAAAGGTTTACGCCCTTAAGTTCATCGTTTTTAGAGTCGCCAAATTGAATCATAATCCCTTCAACTCCTTCCATTCATCCTTTAACATTCTGAAAGCCGCCAAGTCCTGATTAATTTGGCGATCTCCAACAGCTTTACTAATTGCGTGAACCGCCATGCGATCGCCTATAGACTCTACAAGCTTATCAATGGCTTGCTCTGTACCTGCGATCGCATCTTGCCTGATTTGCGCGTTCATATCTTTTCACACCTTACTAATCGTTTATTTCTCGCAGTCAGAATAACCACGTCATGCAGTTCAATTGCGTCTAGAAATTCAGATTGGTTTCTAACGATTTGGACAAAACTTCTCTCTGGTATTGATGGCTCAATCTCATCATTTTTAAGCTTTACGACCTTAAAAACAGGCTGCTGATGAAATGTTACGATCACTTCCTTTTTACCAGCTTGTACAGCACGGCATAGGGAGGTTAGAGACGCACGAAACTTGGTTAAGGGTTTGTATTCTGCAATCATTTATACCCTCTGGATGCCATATGCTTTACCCTTAAATTTAATAATGTTTGATCCGTCATCTAACTGATAAACAGTATATACACGTTTCACACTAAATACAATACCCTAATCATAATCATTCACCACAACATCCGCACAAAGCATAGACTAAAATCTATAGCTGAATATCGCGATACCGCAATAGACTACACTCGTTATCAGGGGCGGTTTTGCGAAACTCCAACCCGTAAGCGCTGTAATCGAATTTATGCGTCTTCCTAAATGTATTCCTAGCAAATGGACATCCTCGCGATACAGCCAATTGATAAGCCATCTCTAAAGTCATCCACTCGTTCTCGAACTCAGTAGCCTGTACCTTTGAGAAGAAAGAAATCTCATGATGATCGCGATTGTAGCGATAGATTTCACCTGATACGGAACGATTGTAGAGCAGTTTAGATAATCTCCTTAGCTCAATGTTTTCACCTAGCAGCTCGTTCAATTTGTAGGCAATCGTTACCGCATCTTGCCACTTATCGGTAAGCACTGAGTTAATTTGCTCTTTCGAGATAATCCGTTTAGCGACTCCCTTCTTTTTATCGGATTCGATTTTTTTTCTGGTGCGGGTTCGCTTTGGATTACTCCAATCCAGTAGAAGCTTTTGCACATCAGGGTGCATTCTGTACCGCTTTTTGAGCGATGGCAAATACACTTTTAAGCTGGAATATTCACCGCCCCTAGTTTTATATGCCAGCAAAGCTTTAATCCTTTGTCCATCAGGGCGATCCGCGATTGGTATCTTTACGCGAGGGCATAGCGGCGCGATGTAGGCAAAAAAGCTGTATAGGGTGATTACTGATAGCAAACCACTTAAGCAGGGCTTTAGGCACGCAAAAACATATAGGTGCGTTGGTGATTTGCGATCGGTTAATCTTTGACCTCGTACTCGTTTACGGGGCTTTTTCTTTTTCGGCTTCGCTGCAATATTCTTAGGCGGCTTAGTTGGGCAATCGCTTTTTGGTTTTGGCGGTGGAGCTGCAATTACCTCTAACTCTGGTTCAGGTCTAGCTTTTGGCGGCTGTAGTTTTGGTGCATCTCCAATATGCAAAACCTTGCGATCTAATAGCGATTGCCATAGGTTAGACCACTGATTTTTATATACCAAATACTGAGCAACAAATAGCGCATTAGTGGCAATAGCGCGATCGTCTTTGAGCTTGCGTCTTTGCTCATGCGCTGCGATCGCACTTAAGATTGGCGCAACTTGTCGCCATATTTCAGGGCTGGTGTCAAGGGAGGGGATTGAGGGGATGCAGATGGGTAATTTATTCATAGTAAAGATTTCAAAGAGCTAATTAATTTTTCAATGGTTGAGATATCTGCAATTTGAGAAACAGTTTCAACCTCAGAACCAGTACGCAACCTGTATTTAGAAAGCCAAGCTGCAAGGCGTTCTCTTACTGGTATTTCCCCTAGTTTTGCTTCAAGTAAAGTTAGATTTTCTTTGAGTTCGTTGTCTAAATCTTTGCGCTGATTTACTAGGGTTTTACGCTTTTCTACCAGCTTTCCAGCTAATAAAATATAGTCGTAAGGATCTTTAATCATGGCAGTAGAAGTCACCACGGACGGCGAAATATCGCCTATCTCTTGCAGTGCTGTTATCAAGATTTTTTGAGCTTCATCCTTACCAACGTAAGCAGCAATCAATTCCAATTCAGTCTGTTTGGTGCAGATGTATGGGGAAAAGTCTGATTCAAATTTAGAAAGATCCATATTTTAGATCCTGAATAGTTGAGTATTGACCATCAAACAAAACCTTAACCGTGCCTCTAGGAACCGATCGCCCCTTAAGGACAGATATCTCCATAATCCCTCTATCACTAGAGTCTGGATTGTAATGCTCATCCCTAAAAGCTGATATCAAAATATCGCTCGTTTGCTCAATCCTTCCAGATTCAGCAGCATCATGAAGAGTTGGGCGCTTATCTGCTCTATCCTTTACGTTGCGCCCAATCTGCGATAGTAAAATAATGCGAGTTTTCAACTCTTTCTTGAGTGCGTTCAATTCATTGCAAGCATAGACAAATCGGCGGCGATCGTCGTACTGTAACTCCTTCCTAGTCGATTCGATTAACTGCAAATAATCGATCGCAATAATGCCAATTTTTCCATACTTTGCATAGTAATTTCTTGAGATAGAAATAATATCTTCAATGTTGCGAACTTGGTCGTTAATCAGCGAAGGGAGATCAATATAAGATTCTCTAGCCTGTGCTAGTTTTTCCCATTGGTCATCACGGATCGCGCCATTTCGCAAAGCGGTTGTAGGGATTTGAGCCAAGTCTGAGTAAATCTTTTGGGACATACTTTCTGCGCTCATTTCAATACTAAACTCAAGGGTAGGAACTCCCAAAGAAGCAGCCGTTTTGATGATTTTTCTGAGTACGGTAGTTTTGCCGATCCCTGTGTCAGCAAGAATTGTAATGAATTGCTCTTCACCAAAACCACCGCCGATCAAAGCATCAAAGTCTCGTATGCCAGTAGGTAAAAGCACCTCATGCATTAATCCTGCTTGCTTACGATCGTAGACTTCCATTAAATCAGTAAACACATCAGCCATCGGTTTAGAGAGAGGGACTGTATGATCGCTAGAGCTGATTTTTGATAGCTCTACGAGTCCAGACTCAAACTTTTCTTTAGCTTCATCAATTGGCAATTCTTGAAATAGTCCAGCCGCTTGTTTGCAGAAGTCGCGATACTTGCGAGATTTATATTTATCTCGGATTAAATGGGCATACTCCAAACAGCTAGGAGTTGGAAACGTGCTCTCCATGATCTCGTAAATTTTGCCACGATAATCAAAAATAGCAGCGCCACTCATTTGGCTTTTGGTTTCCAACTCTTGAGCGACGATTTCGGGTGTTATTTGACAACCTTGTTGATGCAATTTTAAAGCCATGCCAAAAATAGCGCCGTGAAGGTGGTTGAAAAACATCTCAGGTGTGAGTATAGCGGTGAGGGGGGGTAACCAGTCTCCGCTCTGCAAAAAAGTGGCAACTACATTGATTTCTGAAACGTTAGAACATAGCAGATCGGGTGTGCTTAGATCGTTCATGCTGTCTTAAATCTCTCTCTAATGTGTGCTGGGGGTGCTGTTGCGGTTAATTCTTGGACTGCGATCGGGGCGGGTTGCTGTTGCGATCGCTGGGCTTGGGATTGTTCTTTTTGTTGACGGGCTGTAGCTTCATCCGCAAAAAGTTCAAACTTAGCCCAATCCTCTCTCATGCAAATTGCGTTAATAAAATTAATCGCGTCACCATCACCAAAGGGTTTTTCGTGTTTCTTGAGGTGGACTTTGGCAACAGCAATCAAATCTAAATGCCAGTTATTACGCTTACCGCCTAAATGCCAATCAGCAAAACCTTGCAAATCTAAACCCTTTGGGGCAAACCGATTTGTTTTGTTACTAAAGCGATCGGTCATCTCTTGAGCATAATTTCGCGGCGCGGGGGGGGCTATGGGGGGGGTCTTAGGATCTTCAGGTTTACTTAAATCCGAGAGGGGATCTGGTTTTTGTTCAGACGGCAATTTTTCCTGATCTTGCAAGCCCTGTTTTTTATTTAAATTTTTAAGATCTTTAGATCTATTGATCATGTAGTCATTTTGACTAGATCTGATTTGGTCAATTTGACTAGATGGGAGATCGTCATTTTGACTAGATGCAGTTTTCGATCTGACATGCAAAACGTCATAATCGATCCTGTACCATTTCGTCTGATCTCTGCTTGACGCATACGGTTGAATCGTTTTTATAATTCCTTCGTTTTCAAGCTTTTTGAAAAGTCGGAAAATACTAGATCCTGAAAGCCAAGGCATTTTTTCGCCCCATTGAACTAATGTGTATTTACACCACATGAAATCTTCGTAAAAAGTTTTATCATCTTGATGCTCATGCTTAATCGTGATAACCCAATGGATTTGTTGAATTGCGATCGCCTCGTTAATTCCAAATACGGCTGCTAGCGTCGGTAAAACCTGTAAAGGTCGCTCGTTAAGTAGTAGATGTGTGGTCATTTATTTCACCCCTGCTTCAGAGATAACTTTCTCAAGAGCTTCAACACAAACATCAACCATCTTGCGGTCAAGGGTTGCACAAGCAATCTTTGCGTCACGATGTAGCTTGCGAGGGATACGAGCTTTAAATTGCGCCCATTCAATTTCTTGGTTTTCCATAAATCACCTTAGATTGTTTGCTGAGTATAGTATTTTTGTACTAAATTAAATCACTTTGTTTTTAATCATTTACTTGCTTTGCATAGAGATTTGTTTATGCAATACAGGTAAACTTTATTTTTTCTTGCCTTTAGCAAGAATATCTTCACAAAGCTCTTGCGCGATGTCTGCGGGTGATCCAATACCGCGCAAAGTCTTACGTTTGCCCTCTAGGATTAGCTCGATACGCTCTTGTTTTTGTTCCAAGATGGTATCAATCTTTTGATCGATTTCATGCCACTGAAGCCAATAAACTGACACGCTATTTTTTTGTCCGATCCGATGACAACGATCTTCACACTGCATCGCATCACCGCTAGTCCAAGGGCGATCAACCATGATTACGGTTTGTGATGCAGTAAGCGTAATGCCTACACCTCCAGCGCGGCTAGTTGAGATAAATACCTTGGATTGTCCAGATTGAAAACGGTCTACAAGGTTTTGGCGATCGCTTACGGCAGTTTCACCAATTAACAGTTCGCCGCCTAAGCGTTTGTGTAATTCCTTTGCAGTATCAAGAAACTCAGTAAAAATAACGACTTGTTGACCTTCTTCCAGAATATCGTTAGCCATCTCGATCGCTGTTTCAATCTTGGCAACAGAAGCGGCTTTTCTGAGCTTGCCAAGCAGTACAAGAGCTTCACCCTTACCCATGCCCTGATTTTGCTCATACTCAAGCTGAGCATCAAGAAATGATTGTTTCCAAGTTTTGAGAGCGTCGCCTGTAACTTCAGCTGCTCTCATCATGCGTGTCTTTTCTGGCAGATCTAAGCATTGAGCTTTAGTTCTGCGAAACATCACATTTTTGGTACGAGCGTGAAGTTCATCAAGATGGGCAGCACCTGATACATCCCAAGGACAAAAACGAGTAACTTTAGCAGCGCAAAAATACGACTCAAAATCACGCTTGTTTTTAGCTAACTCATGGTTAGTAGCTTTGAGCAGTGGAAACAAATTGATCGGGCGACCGTTTTTAATTGGTGTGCCAGTAAGAGCTAAACTACCCTTGCAATTCTCATGGGTACTTAACTCTACAAAAGCTTTACCCCTGATAGATTTGAGGTTCTGAGCATAGTGAGCTTCATCTGAGATTAGAAAGTATTGGCTAATCTCTAGAGGTTTTGGAATCTTTGCCCATGAGAAAACCTCAATGGGAACGCCAACCATTTCAGCCTCTCTAAACCAGTTCTCCTTAAGTGATGCAGGGCAAATTACAAAAACAGGAATTTGGAATACTTGATAGTAAGCTTTTGCAACCATGAGAGAGCAAAGCGTTTTCCCCAAACCCATATCTAGCGCCATGATTGCGCCTCTGAGTTCAGTATTTTGGATCTGGGAGATTGACCATAGCACCGCTTCTTTTTGGTGCTGGTAAAGGTTGCGACCATTAGCTAGCGGCGCTGACACATTAGCTGCATCTACCAATCTCTGATAATCGGCTTGTGCGATCGCTAATTCTGCCAAGCGCTCTGATTGTGCAGATTTAACTTCGTCGGCAATCGTAGGATCTACTTCAAAATCAGAAAATGAAGTCATCAAATCGGCAGCAGAGCTAAAAGGAAACTGCCAAAATTTGCCATCGGGATTCCATTTAGCACCCTTGACAGATTTGACCTTAGCGACAGTTTCAGGACTATATGGGAATGTGACAATGATCGCCTTACCCTGCAAAGAAATCTTGCCGTTAGATTTTGGCTTTTCTGCTTTGACCTCAGTAGCGATCGCTGTAGTTGCGCTGAAAGATTCTGGCAACTCAATCCCCATGTTTTGCAGTTGCTTGCGATAAGTTTGCAGCATCTTGAAAGCAGCATTTAATTGGTTAGGGGATAAATTTCTACCCGCTTCAATTTGCTCAGCCAAGCTATGCCCAAACTCAGCATCGCGCCCGTTATACCCTCTACCGTCTTCAGCGATCGCATGATCACAAACGTTAGCCAGTGATGCGATCGCTTTTTGAATAATCTCAATACTCATGATTTATTACCTAGTTACTTAACTTTTACTATCTTAGTACCATAGTACCATAATTAAATAACTATTTATAAATTTAATCCAAAACACAAAACACATAGACTCGCGTCTATACATCCGCGCACAAAAAAGCCGTCACGGGTGCGACGGCTGGGGGATGTAAAGTTGGTTTATTTACTCAATCTTAGTATTAGCAACAACGATCGCCGCCAGTTCATGGTTAATTTTGCTGCGATAGTATCTCAATCTAGCTCTAAGAGCTTTTGCGTCCAACGCTGGGTTGTTAGCATCAAAGCCCATTTCATCGGTTAGGGCGTATAGGCGGGTGTGGTCGATCATTTTGCTAATCCCTCGTAATAAAAACAGGTGTAAGTGCCATTGGTATTGTGAACAACGATGTTGCCGCCCTTAGCTCTGCAAAGCCTTGATGCTTCTTCATTACTCCTAGCTGGTACAGTGCCAAGATTAGAAACGCGATCGCCAGCGGTGCGGTTAACTTGGGCGATTGCAGGGGATTGGATAGCGAACAATGTGAATGCGATGATTAGGTTTTTCATGATTTAATGTTGGTAATGCAGTTTTCGGGTTGTCAGCGATCGCTTGTCATGGGGCGATCGCTGATTTTTATGGGAGTAGAAACTCTTGAAGGATAAATTTGCCGTCGGCATCAAAATGTATTTGGCTATAAGCTGGAAGACTTTCTGCAAGATCTTCCATGCTTGGATCTCGCATACAATCCGATCGAAATTTACTGCTTACTGTATCAAGGCAATTGTCTTGATTAGGATTTGCTCCTACAAAGGCAATAAAAGAATTATTGTCTTTTTCTTTATTCACGATGCACTCAATCCCAAATGATTTGTACAGCGCTACAAACTTTTGTAAGTCTGTATATTTGAGCTTGCGTCCTGCTCCTTTACGAGCGCCGCCCCTGCCGATACCTTTGGATTTAGTCATAGTTTTCTGTATAAAGTTACATTGATAAATTTTGGAGTAACCGCTTCGTAGCTTGTCTTGTTTCCTTTGGTCGCTTCTTCTAGGTAGAGTGTGACTGGTGTGTTGCTGAATTGAGGCAATCCTAAAAATCTGACTTCTGACGCGATCTCAGAGTCTACTGACAGCTTAATTTTTTTGATGTGCATGATTAAAGCGGGTAGCGAACCCGCAAAGCTAGCTCTAAATGTTGTAAAACTTTTGCTCCATTCCAGAGCCATCAAAAAGTCTAAATACATTTGGATAAAACTCTAAAGTAAGAGCTTTAGAAAATTGATTTTTCCACCATCCTCGATCGCCATTAGGAGAGCCAGATAATTCTAGGTAATGAATCTCAGAGATACAGGTGATCTCTTCCTTACCTAGCTGTGCAAGCATTTGCAAAACTTTTAAACTAATCATCTTTTTTACCAAGCTACTTTTACTTCTAATTCCCATTCGCCATCGCCAAAAGCGCGGCACATGGATTTCCAAAACTCATCACAGCCATTTTGACGGGGTAGATAAGCTTGCTCGTTACCAGCTTCGATAGCTGCTTTTACAAGTGCCTTACCAATACCTTGCCCTTGATAATCGTTGCTGACTTGAGTAACAACAGTGCGACCGTTCGCGCCGCTAGCCAAGAATCCAACAACTTCATCGCATTCATTGAATGCAACGAAATAATCGTGCAATTCGTTTTGAGAGATGTAATGCTCACTCATCAAGTCGCAAGCGCGAAAGATTTCATCCATCAATTCGCAGTCCTGATCTTCGATTTCTTTCCCGTATTGCTTGATAATGACCATGACGTTATTTCCTTTGTGTTACTTGTGTTTGCGGCTTTCTCTCTCAGCCATGAATACATAATAAGCCCTATCCTTTTGAATGTCAACTAATTCATAGAGATGATGTTACATCTTAATATTTAGTTACAATTGGGGCTTGACTTCTTCAACCTACCGCCCAAAATATCAGGCTGGATTGAGTACAGATAGCAAGCGTCAGGGGTTTTGAGATTTAGTAGCCAAGTGCGATCGCCACAATGGGGACAGGCTTTGATCTCTCGTACCGATTGCAAGCTTAGATCGATTGGTAAATCGCACTTCTCGCAGGTAACGGTGTGAGCTTTACCTTTGCGCTTTGGTGACGCTTTTGGTTGCCCTAGATCTAATCTAAGCTGAATTACATTCACTGCACCAACTCCACTAACTCGCAATCATAGGGTTTAATCTCTTCAGCAATCTCACCTTGACCAATTCCGCCTCTCGCTAGAGATTCAAACTTAGTCTCTGATACGATCGCGTTCTCTGGTAGCTTGTAAACCTTGTCGCCACAGTATGCAAATTGCTTAGTAGCACAGGCATCGGCATAACCGCTTTCACGCAACGCTAGAGCGATCGGTGATGAGTTGGGATAGGGCTTTGCGGCGGCGATGTGTGCGGCGGTGACGGTGACTTTTATCAACATTGCTTCAACCTCTTAACTACTTCCTTTTTGTACTGTTCTGCTTTCTCCACTTTCGCCCGCTTAGCCTTAGCCACAGGATGAGCTAGCTCCGATTGCAGGAAATCGGCTAGTTCTGCGGGGTTGCCTTGTTCGTCTACGATCGCATAATCGTAATCGGGATTGCTGTTTTGATGGCGTTCCATCATGAGACGTAGTACGTCAAGCCTTGCTGTCAGCTTGGTTACGTCTTCTACTGTGCGGATGGTGCGGATGAGCTTGAATTGCTTTTTTGGTTTTTCTTCCATGTCTACACCCTCTCAATACCGTTTAATCGTTGCATGATAATGCTTTCATGTTTTTGTAATATCAAGGCGGCATTGCGCCGCCTGTGAGTGTGGGTTAGTGGCTAGAAGGGGATATCAGAGTCTAAATTAAGCGCGTCAAGATGCAAATCTTCATCGCGTGATACTGCTTTTTGAATGTCAACATCTTCTACAGCAAATTGCTCTTGAACTTGTGCAGACTTTACGGGCTTAGGAATATCATCACCTTGCATTGAAATGCCGTTGTTAAGCCTGTCTTTGATATTGTCGATAATCTTCCAAATTGCCTGATCCTGCTCTTGACTTGGTTGATACTTCTGAACAGTCTTAGAAACCCATCCAATAAGCTTTTCTAGATCCTCGACAGTAGCGCATTTGTTTACGCCCTTCTCAAAGATTGCCCATAGCTTGTCATCCCAGCCCGTTGCGATTTCTGGCTCAATAATTTCTGCGATTTGCGGAGTAGTGAAATCGCTTTTAGCTTGATCCATTTCTTCAGATGTGAGCAAACCTGATGTTTGCTCTGGGAATGCTTTGCGAAGTGCAAGAGCTTCCGAGCATTTGCCAATCATAAGATCGGGCATCTTCTTCCAGATTGGATTATTGTCTTGCCTGTAAGCATTAAACCTAGCAACGGCTACAAATGGCTGTGCGCATCCTTTTCTATAGGCGATGGTTTTAGCCGCAGTTGGTGGGTTGGAGTTCAACCAAACCTCAACCCAAATACCGTCATCTCCGCACCAAAAAGTACTTGTGCCATCGTAAGCGCCAGAGTCAGCGGCTTTTTTTCTTAAGCCATCAATTGAAACTTGTATGGTCATTTTGCCACCGCGAGAGATAGCATAAATTTCACGCATGAATGGATTTAATTTTGACTGTTTGCAAACTTCTGCAAATAGCTGTAATTCTGCATCAGTACAGCCTTTAGCAATTTGCTGCTTGATAACCTTCCATTGCTCAGTATTAAAGTGTTGAGTGATGCTTGATTGAGATGTAGTTGTGATAGCAGACATTTGTTTTACCTGTGCGGATTAATATTAATAGCGATCGCCAAAAGGATAGGCGATAAGAATGCGACGGACAGCCAGTAAATTAGCTGTTGATGGTAGTAGTCGTATGGGGTCATGCTAAACCTCCGTTAGCTTTTCTTTATTTTGCGAGTTGAGCAGTTTTCGCCATGCTCAGGGCATCGGTTAATTAATTGTTGTTTCCTCGATCCAAGTCACGTAGTAATCAGCTTTTATGGCTGACTCTTTCTTGATTGCCCTGCTCATCACAAAATAAGCGCTGTGAATGTGTGCAGAATCGTATTCGTGGTTTTTGTAGCAAAGAATATAAATCATTTAAATCAAAGCTCCGCAACCGTAACGAGCGCTAAACACAAAAGCGTCATCACCAAAATTATCGCGCCTTGAGTAGGTGGATGCAAAATCATCAGCAGTGTAAGCGCCTTGAGCTGCGATACGTTCTTGACGATCTAGCTCCCATTGGTCAACTACTGGCAAAAGCTCTAGATAAGCTTGCTCAGCTACTGTCGGATCGATATCTGCGACAGGGGGCAGCAGATCAGCGATAACCTCGATTGCTTCAGTGGCGATCGCTTCGTTGGAAGCTGCTTCTAATTCGCGCTGCTTGACCAAAGCATTGATGGCAGTTAACGCCGCTTTGCTAGTGTTGCTAGTCCAGCTAATGTGCTTACCGCTTAGATCGGTGATTTCGGCTAGCTTGCGATAGCCAAATCCGTTAACGAAAAAATTGAACCCGTGTTGTTGTGCGGTTGCGATTACTTTTTGAGAAATCATAATAGTATGTCCCTAAGATTTTTTGATTAAGCGCGATTGCCTGTGGAAGGGTCGCGCTTTTTGTTTGCCCGTATTATGCGAGTGAGATATACAAAAGTCCAGAGTTACCAAACTCAAAATTAAAGCCATCAGGGAACTTAGCGATCATTTTCTCAACCTTGGCAAAAAACTTTGGTTCGTTTTTTACATCAATAATCAGTTCGCCTGATGTAGAAATTTGGTTAATGATTTGAGTCTCTGATTTATTGAATTTCATGATGCGTTGCCTTGTTGCTTGTGTTTTCTTAACTGTAAATACAATAGCACGAATAACTCAAAATAAAACATTAAAATAAATATTCTTTTTTACTCAAAGTATGATACCTTGTAAATGTACTGATTAGTAAGGCATACATGGCTATTGAGACCAAACAAATTATTCGTGGCGCTCGTAAAACTCTATCTATACAGTTAGAAGATTTGGAAGCTTTAAAGAGATTGAGGCGAGGTAAAGAGAGCCTTGCGGTCACATTCCATCGCGTTGTAGATAACGCAGAAATGTATGACGCAATTATGAAAGCTGGTGAGGCTGCTAATGAGTAATCACCTAATAGAATCTCAGAAAGTTCTACACCCCGTAGAATCCCTAACCCACTTGTATCGCGCCCGTTATTATTGGCATACACCCGATCTAGATCGCACCGTTGCGGAAACACTTGCACTGTTTGGCGATCTAGACTCATTTGACAAGGAGTTTGTTAATCAGTTTCTTGCTTCTCTGAACCGTCAACCCGTTCCAGATTGCCAATACTCACGAATCTTCTATGAGCCGTGCGTAGTGGTCAAAACCACCGCGATGGAAGTGATTTGCATTTCGCAAACTATGCCCTATGGAATTACAAAGTTGTACCCAGATTTTAACAAGGGCGGTAAATTCAACATCAACAAACCTAAGCTACAACGCGACGGGAAAGCGCACCACTCACGATATGGTGAGTATTTTTATATTGATGTACCTGATAGCGCGATCGCATTGCCAGAAAGTAAAGAATTGTTGGAGGTGTGATTATGAATAAAACCTACAGCGAATTGCTAGCAGAAATACAGCCTCAAGTCATCACCAACGATGAGCAAAATGACGTAAACCTAGCGCACATTGAGAGGCTGTGGAATATTGAGAATCGCACACCAGAAGAGGAGAAGATATTCGACTTGCTGCTTCTACTCTCAGAACAATTTGAAAGTAAGGCGTACCCGATGGAGTCGCCTTGGTATGCGGGGCTTTGGTATCGTGTGCAAGCTTTTATGTTTAGGTGGTAATTATGGCTAGAAAATCAGCACCCAAAGCAGCACCCAAGCAAGAATTAGCGATCGCACCAACCCCGATCATTGAGCGATACCGATCGCGCCCGTGGAAGGAGTTCGTGATGGAGCTTGTACCAGCGGATAAATATCCAACTATGCATAGAGAGTATTTGAAATAAAGCAGCGCATCGCGCCAACCAACAAACCAGCAAAACACAATAAAAATCGCAACGAGAAATCAAGGGTTTCAGGCGTTGCGATTTTTGTTTTTATGCGTGGCGCGATGCGAGTTGTTAGATGAGCAAAACTATTTTAATTAAATGCTTGACAAAATAATTAAATGCTTGATATAGTGATTTACATAAGGAAATAACAAAAGCGCTGGGAGGCGCAAAACAAATGAACTATCAAGAATATAAGCTAGCTAATGCGGAAATTACATCTCAAATTGCGGCGCTAAAAAACGCATCTCGAAGCATCGAAGAAGAGTTTATTTCTTCGATGCAAGCTCAAGGATGGGCTTATGTAAATACAGAATACACTTCGTACGGTGAAACTTGGGGTTTGTCTCCACGTTTGCTATCTCCTTCCTTCTTGGCTAAGCACGGAGCAACCCGTGAAACGATTGAAGGGACAATAGAGTATACAAAAAAAGAGCATGGAAAAGATGTTCGCTATTCCCGATACCGAGCTGACGACTTCAATATTGATTGGGATCTCGATTGGAGTGAAGAAGAAACGATTTTCTTGTAATTACCTAATTAGCGATCGCTAAGTAAGCCATCTTGTTTAACTCAATCCTTAAAGGCGATCGCACACTCCACAGCGATCGCCTTTTTTATTGAGCGAAAACTATTTTAATTAAATGCTTGACAAAATAAATAAATGCTTGATATAGTGATTTACATAAGGAAGTAACAAGCGCTTGGAGGCGCAAAGCAAATGACTACCAAACCCATTCTCAAGAAAAAAATAGTTGTAGGGATTCAAACTGTTCCCACAAATAATAACAACCTTCAGGTTGACGGCTACATTGTAACCGAAGTTACTTTTGATCAAAAAGAGACAAGTTTTTGTAACTTGTCTGTAACCTTGGAAAACGGAGCAATTGTTCCGTTGGAATGGATTCGTTCTGACCGATACGGCAAGAAACACCAGGAGTCTGAAGCGACTCAATCAGGAATCCACCCCTTGCTGAAAGGTGATAATTTTCATGGGCAAGGACTTTCTCATGCGATCGTAAAACCAGCTACCTATGTAAAACCAGAAGAAGCTCCAAAAGGCTTCTTCTTGTGGCAATCATGGGATTGCGGAATGGAAAAAGATCCTGAGAGAAGAGATTTCTCTTTGAGGATTACCCCTGAATGGTGGGATGCGTACAAAGTGTATCGATACACTGAAATAACTCTAGAGGAGTTGCTTTCGCTTCATTCTTTTGAAGAATGGGAAATACTTCAAAAGCAAAAACAATCCGCTATTCAGTACCGTTTGTGCAGTAAGCCAAACGGCACTGACGGATGGCGCTGGTAATGCGCGGGATCCTCTGGGCAGTACTGCAACAGCCGATCGCAGTACTGCCAATATTCCCGAACGGCACTCCACACCATATAACCCTGTTTTATGATGTGGACAAAACTCAGTATCAGCACCTGATCAATACTGAGTTTGAAGCAACAGCGATCGCAAATCTCTGGAACAAAGATATTCAAGCGATCGCTATGCTAATGCCTGACAACATCCCCCACAAATCTAACCCGCATATAACGGTTAGTTACCGCGATGGGATAGCGCCAGCGGCAAGTAACGATCTATTTAAGTGTGATGATGATCGTGTAATCGCGCCTTACAGTCAAAAGCTTAATTTTAAGATTGAGTTCTTTGAGTTTACTGAGTGCGATCATCAATGGCTACGCAACGGCAAACGCAAAGGCATCCAGCAATGGATTTGCAAGCATTGTAAGAAAAGCCGAAGCGGTGACGGCACTGTAAAACGTGGTAGACCGTTTAAGCAGAAATAAAAAAAGCTGGTAGAGAATATCTACTAGCTTTTTTTATTTTAAGCACTTTTGTTTTGCCAATCGTGGCAATCATTAGCAGTGTAGAAACTAGCGCTATCCCGTGGCGGCACTTTGGTGCATAACCGCCAATTATTAAATCTGCAATTGTGGCAACCTTTCAGCGATCGCACATCTTGGGTATTTGCTAGCAGGACGGGATAGGATTCTTGTACTTGATATTCGGTAAGTTGTGGCGACATGTTTTATTTTTGATATTAAAAGCTATACTAAAAGAGCCTTGTTACCTTTGTTACTTGTTACTTTCTTGATCAAAGGCGGATCGCACTCCCTACAGCGATCCGCCTTTTTTATTTGTCTAATTTTTCTTTAATCTCGCTTACTTTCTGCTCTAGGGTGGTGACGCGGCTAGCTAGCCTATCCCAAACGTGGATAGGCATTTGCAATCGTAGAGACTCGTTAATTAGTTTTGTAATGTCGATATCTTCGCCATTGGCTTTTCGCGCCGCTACGCATTGGATAAGCGCACTGTAGATATCGTCATCAATACGAATTGATCGGGGCGTTCCTGCCATAAGGTTTACTCAAAAATAATATTTAGCATAGCACTTGACAGTATTTACTACAGCACTGTAGTATTTTGTTAATGTCTCATCAGACATCCAATGGACATCCCATCAGACACTAGCATTAAGGAGGTAAAACAATTGAAATAGAGCAGTCTTTAAGGTGTTGGGCGGATTATTTCGGGATTCCCTTTGGCACTTTTAAAAACCGTGCTTATCAGCATGGTATTAAAGCCCCGTTTACCGAATCAAAAGCAAGACTAGTAGCCGCTTATGCTGCTGGTAAAGCATTAAGAGCTAGAGGTTTTACAGCTTCAGCAGGGAAAAGAAATTACACAAATATTATGGAGAAATTATCTAATGACTGAGCAAGAAAAAGAAGCGATGAAGCAAGGGCAATCAACCGAGCCTAAAAAGACTCGCAAGCCAAGCAACAAACAAAGTGTCACTCTAACTGCTGATGAACTAAGGCAGCAAACGTCAGATCAGATCGGCGCTTTGTCTACCTCTGTTTCTAACCCGATGATGGCAGCAATCAAAAAGACCGCATCACAAAAAATCATGCTGGAAACAGTGCAATCAATGCCCGATATTTTGGCAGATGCTAACGCAGGGTTGGAAGATTTTTTCGGTTCCTTCGAGCCAGAAACGCTGGCTTTCGATTTGACGATGAACCAATTACCCCAATCAGCACAGCTAGCACTCAAGGCGGCATAAACGAAATGGACTACTACCCTGATACGATTCAACAGCAACAATTCACAGCACAATCAAATACTGAGGCTCCTCTTGTTGCTGTCAATCCTTACCAATACCAAGGGCAAGGGCAAGGTAATCAGTATCAGTTGGTAAATCCTCGCGTTATTTTTGGTGGATTGGGCGCGATCACTCTTTTGGTAATTGGTGCGCTGGCTATGCGTAGCACTGCTATTAATACCGATGCACCGATCAAAATCGCGCCATTGCAAAACGTAGCGCCAAGCTCACAGCAAGTTAATCAGGTGATTCTCGAAAATAGCAAAGCCAGCCTTTCTGATATCAAAATCGCAACCGATTTAAAGATAGAAGAAGTAAGCCTTGCAATGCTTAATGAGAGGGCTAATGAGATTCTGACTGAAGCAAAGCGCCATGTGAGCAATCCTAAAAGCCCCTGCTACCGCTCTCCATATCAGCAAGCTTGCTATATTTCTACCTTTATTCCAGAGATGCAGAAGCGATATGAAGATGCAGTCTTGACCCGTAAATGGTCGCAAGCTAACCAAGCCTTGTTTGATATTAAGGCGGCTCGTATTGCCTTAGATGGCTCTCAACCAGTGCCATTTACTCCAAATGTTACGAGCGCCGCGATTATTAAAGAGATGGAATTGCGAGTGAGTATTTTACAGCAAAGCGACAATGCGATCGCCTCTGAAATGTACGGAGGTAAAGCCAAATGAAAGCCCTAGCTTATGGTCTGAGCTTCTTTTCTAGCTGCATTGCTACTGCGATTCTGGCTACTCCCATGCCTTATGTAATCCAAAATAAAGCCGAATTAGGTCAAGCTTTGGAGCAGTACGCAATCAACAAACAGAGCTTAGAGCTTAATTCGCGCAGTTATAACAATCCTGCTTTGATGGGATTGACAGGGCTAGCAGCGCTTGTGTCGTTTGGATTCATGATCAAGGAACTTAGCGATAAGCCTTTGATTGAGATGCCTATACAGCAATCACAAGCTCAAACCGTAATCCCTCCAATTGTGAACAATATCAATGTTCGCAATACCGCTGTTAATCATGGCGATCGCACTCAAACAAAACGGGAATACACGCCTGATTTAGTTGATAACAGCAACAAAGATCCCTATGCATGGATGGACTTATTGCATGAAGTAAATTGCTTGCTAATCTATGGTCAGCAAGGCGCGGGTAAAACTACGTTTATCGAAAATGAGATAAACGCTAGAAAAGCATTAGGGCATGAAATCCTAGTGTTCGATACTCATCGCGAATATGGAGCATGGGAAGGGTTGGAAGTCGTTGGCGATGGCATGGATTACGATGCCATCGATGCTGAATTGGCTAATGTCAATTCGCTGATTAAAGCAAGATATCAGCAAAGGGCAACAGTCAAAGGCTTTAATCCTCAACCCATGACGATCGTTTGTGAAGAGTTTACGGATTGGGCTATTAAATGCCAATCGTCTGATGAGTTCTTCCTTTCAGCACTTAAGGATTGTCGCAAAGTTCGCATTCATGTAATCTTTGTAGCTCATGCTCGGACTATGGGAGTGCTAACTAAAAAAGCTGGTATGTCCGTAATGTTTGAGAATGGCTCTACTAAGCTCGAAATACTTGGCAAGCCTAACGCATTAGGTAAGACGATCCCTAGTGGATTCGCAGACCTATACAACGACCCTAACGACACCAAAAAAGCTGTACGGGTTGCAATTCCTGATCTATCAAATAGAATTTCAGATCCAATTGACGATTTATTTGTAGATGAAAATCCTGTAGACAACGTTATCCCATTAAGGAGACAAGCATCATGAGCAACCTCACACGCTACGAAAATCGCGCCCGAAATACCCATGATATCGATCCCGATCACGATGGCAAGATCGATGGATTTAATACAGGCGATCGCCCTGTGTATGCAGTCAATTGCAATACTCGATCTGGTATTTGGGTTTGGTTTAAATCTGGCTTTAAGCTGCTATGGTTTTATCCTTTCAGCTTCTCTCTTTTTTGTATTGTGGTTTGGTTTATATTCCGTCCATTGGTGTTTGTGACACCTGTTGCAGCGTTTAGAAATAACCCTAAAATCTTGACAGAAAAAGAAGCTGGCGGAGAGTTTAACGCTCTAATCAACAATACCGTCGTAGGAGTTCGCGGCTTTGCTGGAACTTCCTTAGAAGCGGTTCAAGAGCGCCAAATCAAAGCGAATACTGAGAATGCCGAGCGCCGCCCCGATCTAGTTACCAAGGCTAAAGTCGTATTTGTGGATAACTAAACCTCATGCGTAAATCAGCGATCGCCACTACATTAATATTATCCCTATCCGTTGTGGCGATCATTGCTGACTTATCGAAGCAAGGCTACATGACGTTAGCCGATACCAGTGACATTAGAAACGCACTCCCAAATATCACGCCGCCACAATTTGCAGGGATATTAAAAGGTAACGACAAAGGCTGTCTCACAAAACCCTCGCAGACAAAGCCAGTTACCCTTAATCAGATTAGAACTTTAAGACAACTAACCGATCCTGATGCGATCGCCGCATTGCTAGGTAACTCTTACTGTCAAACCGCCACAGGCTTTAAATGGGTTACTGAATCAGGAAAAGAATTAAACCTTAAATTTAATAAGACTTTAGATTATGACTTTAGCCAATCAGCACCACAATCGCTCACCAACAAAAAGCGCACATCCAAAGAAACAGATGGAATCGCTGATCGAGATATGCCTACCAGAGTATCAGCACCAAGTCTTATCACGGGCGGAAAGACAACTACAAATAAATAACGCTGCAAGGCTTATAGTTTCAGGTGTTTTACTTTCTTTTGTAGTTATCCAGCCATTTAACAGCTTTGCAGAATGGGGTTGGAGAGCGTTGAATTTACCAGTATTTGATAAATCATCGCTCGAAACCAACCTCAAAATAGATCCCGCAAACAAAGATTTTAATGCCCCTTTAAAAGTTGGTGAAAAGATATTGCAATGGGAAGTTACATCTGCTTTCGGATTACGTGATAAGCCATGCGCCGAATGTTCTACCGATCATAAAGGCGTGGACTTAAATACACCTGTAGGAACGCCCCTATATGCAATCGGTAAGCCTAGTCCTAATCTTGCCTTTAGCGAAGGATACGTCGATGTAGCTTGCCCCTTAAATATCGGCAATCCACCCGAAGGGATTGCAGCTTGGGTAACTTCGCCATTATTGCCAGAATACGAAATAGCCCTATTCCACTTGGAGGCTTGCTATTCAGGTCGCCATCCTATCGGTGCAATGATCGCAAAAACTGGTAATACGGGCGCTAGTACTGCCCCTCATTTACATTTTGGTATAAAGCAAAATGGTCAATGGATAGATCCTCCTAGAGGCTTTGTAATTAGCACTCTACAGGGTAAATGGTATGAAACTAGCACTAATAATAAACCAATCGTAGAGCGCTTACGCAACGCGATCGCAGGGCAAGAATCAAACCACAATCCAAGCGCTATTAATCCGCACAGTAATGCCCTTGGATATGGTCAAGTGATGCCTGAAAATATAAAAGAGTGGTCTACTCAGTGTTTAGGCAAGCCGATTACTGAAGATGAGTTTATCAAGTCTAAGGATAAGCAAGTCCAGATCATTGATTGCAAGCTTACAGAGTATTTAGAGGCAACTAAAAACGCTCCCGATCCTGATACTCAGATCCGCAAAGTTGCCTCTATGTGGTATTCGGGCGATCCTACTTTGTACGATAATCCTACTCCTCAAAAGTATGGGGCGGGTGACTATCCTTCGATCAGAGAATATACACAAACAGTACTAGGGAGATTTAAAAAGCAGTGATGACAGAAACCCCAATAACACCCGCACTAGCATTAAAGCTTTATCTCCGCTTACAGGAAATACCAAACCCGCAAAACATAGTAATAACGCCAAAAACTAGCCATTATTACTACGACAAAAAGACTGACCGATACTATTTGGAGCTGCTATGACAGATTTAATCCTAATCTCGATCGCCCTAATCGTCTTTGCTTTCCTATTCCGATGGTACGCGCGATTTGTGGACTCGCAGATCGAATACCGCGATCGCAGATTGAGAGAGGTTAAGATCGCGTGGCTAGATCGATGCTATGCGGTGGACAAGGAAGATCTAGACCGAATCAGATACAAACAGATTATGGATGATAAATATAGTGCATAAATATTTCCAAAGAAATGATGACGCAGTACTAGCCGATAAGCTAATGCGATTTGGGCAAAAGCTTGCTGTATGGCTAACTAATAGTGACGATCTCACGACGTTCCATTTGATTCACTATTCCGATGACGGTCTTTGTATTGATGGTGTTTTACAGGAAAATCTTAATTGGCAATCTGACTTTTTTGCATGGGCAACATATAAACAAGCCGAGTTTATATTGCCGATCCTTGATCCCGTTTTTGAGCGTGACGCTTTGCAAAACAGCCTCACTCAAGCTTTGAATGAGTGCGACAGCTATAAATCCATGTTGGATGGAGTAAATGAGGCTTGTGCTAGGCGACAAGCCAAGCTCAAAGAACAAGAGCGGATCATGCAGGTATCATGCAGGTCATGGAGACAGAGATCGAATCATTTACTGATGCCAAAGTTCAGATTGAAGGGAGAGACGCGGCTCTGAGAGGTGGTATCAAAACAGTTAAAGAGCTAAATCAAAAGATTCAAATTCTAGAAGACAATCTCAGCCGAGCCGACAGTAATCGCCTATCAGAGCTAACAAGCATTATGCGTATGGTGCAAGTCCTAGACAAAATGCCGCAAGCCAATCTAGTAGGCGCTCTATGCCTACTCAAGCGCGTATTGTTTGACGCGATTTGTAGGCTCGATCCTAGCCAGTCTCTTTAGCTTTTAAAGCTCTTCTCAACTCCAAAAAAGCAGATGCAAATTCTTCTTTGACCTGAGTTGAGAAGAGCTTTTGATTTTTCTCAATCCTATCAAGGCGATCATCCAATAAGTCCAACGCCACTCGAAATTCAGCAGCGTAAACTTCAATCACTGAAGCTGTCTCTGTGGGAATAGCCTCTATCGCTTCCTTCAAAGCTTTTAAAGCTTCGCTATTATGCGTTGTAGCTTTGATTAAATCCTCAGTTGCTTGTACCTGTGATTCGCTTGCCCTTGATAATGCTTGTGTAGAGTGAGCATTTGCTGTTGAGGATTGGATTGCATCGCCTACTAAATGCAATAAGTCTTTGATTACAAATTCTGAGGAATCTGCGCTGTGCTTTGCAATCTGGGAAACCGTATCGGCTAACCCTTGATTAATATCAATTTCGGCTTCTAATTCTTGTCCTTTGCGGTTCTCTGCCTGCAATACTTTGCTAGTTCTTACCCCTGCAAACTGCTTGGCAATCTCTCCCCAAGGCATCCATTTACCTATCAAGATGCTTACAAGCGAAATAGCCACGCCTGCACCACCTAAACCGATTACAGGCATTTCATTGCTATTATTATTGGCTCCGCTATTTGGCGTAGGTTGCGACTGTGTAGCAGGGGCTACAGCGATATAAAATCTTGACATTGCGACGTTAGGGAAAGCATCACGCTGATTATCGCATTATTAACTAAAATAGAGGCGTAATTACTGGTAATTAATATGAGCAATTCCTCAATACTTTCGATTCTCGGTATTGTTGTGGGTACTAGTGGCTATGCGGCTCAAAGCGGTTTTTATCCTCAATATACGGGCGCTGTTTTTGCAGTCTCGACCAGTATTTTTGGGATATTAACCAAAGGAGTTGATAAAAAATAGACTCAAAAAAAAGCGGCGCTAAACGCTGCTTTTTTGTTATCTTGCCTTAGTATCAACCCATCCAATAAGCCCTTTATCTGGTAGCACTACCGATACTTGCGATCCGATTGGCAGTGTTGCATTACCAATAAATCTAAAATACCTTAACGAGCCATCAGGGGCTTTAGCTGTGTATGAGGCTGTTTTGATATCGTATCCAGTCACCTCGCAGACAACAACGCTGTTATCCTGCTGCTTTTCTAGGGATAAGCGACGGGTTGCATTTTGCTCTAATTGGAGTTTGAGTGCGTTCATGGTTTTAGGTGGGGCAAGTGGAAGGGAGATTACCACAGTTGTCAATATCTGAGGCACTCTTAGGATAAACGCCTTTTAAAGAATAGGTATAAGGGATATAGTTAGGAAACCCATTATTAGCAGGTAAAGGGATACCTTGTGTGGTAGGAGTCCCCAATGGAAGATCAAAACCTACCGTTACAGTAGTTGTGTTTCCTACTGTCGAAATATTGGTAATGCCAGTAGGTTTAAAAACTTGGCTATTAGCTCCACCTCTAGCCCCAGATATAGCAACAGCCAACAAAGGATCTGGGGCAGTTGTAGTCCCGTTCGTGGCATTAAGCAGCCCTATATAGAAAGTAGTACCAGTACCTCCGCCAGTACGGGTCAGAATATAAATATAAGCAAAAGCACATTGACCTCCAGTAAATGGGGGAGGGATTAACGCCGCTTCACATTCAGACTGAGAGGCATAAGATCCGTTAGGGTTTGGCGAACAAACGCCACCAGAACAAGCCCACTTTTGAAGGAAATCACAGCCGAGATCTTGTGATACAGCCGTGCCAGCCGTGCAGTATAAAAATAGCTCGATCCCGTTCTCATTAACCACGGCGCTACCGTAGCTTTGATAGCCATCTGGTACGTTAGGATCGCTAGTCCATAGGCATTGTGGTGGTGGTGGTGTACAGCCAAAAGGAGGCGGGAAACTAGGTGGTAATTTTGGCTTATTGCGTGGGTCGTTTGGATTGTTAGGATCAGGATCTTCATCACCTCCATTTCTACCCAAGGTATTATTTCTGCGATTGCCATTAGCGTCTCTATCATTCTCTACAGCCTTACGGTAAGCACTGCCAAGCAAAGCACCGCCGTTCGTATTATCCACACGCCGCAATACATTGCCTTTGGCTAGAGGTAGCATTACGTCACCAATCTTAAGGGATTGATTATTAAGTACTACTCCATTCTCGATAATTCCATCACCTAATTGCTGAATTTTGCGATCGCCTTGATAGGTCGTATGGCGCAAAATCTTAGGATTGTCGCGCCTCTCATTACGCGCCTTATCATCCGCTAATCGTTTAGCCTGATTAGTGTCAAGAAGTTCATTTAGGCGATCGTTAATATCCATGGTTAATCAAAAATAAAATCTAAATCACCAATCGCGATTGAGTAGCTCGTACCAGAAATAAATGAGTAAGGAGCGACAGCTTTAGCAATAAAATTCCCGCCACTTGACGCATCCCATATACCAATATGAGTTGAAGAAATGGTACTAGCAGCCGAGCCAATAGTTAAGCCTGAACTATTGCTGATTACTCTAGAATTACCGACTGCGGTGATAGCACTCCATCCTGATGACGCGATCGCTATTCTGCCAGCGGCTCTTACTGATGTGGTTATGTCAGTGCCACCCGTTCCAGTTCGTCCGGGATCTCCAGAGTAAAAAGCAATATATAAATTTGCGGGGGGACTTGGGAAAGCAGTTCCTTTAATCCAAGATAGAATTGCGTCTCGTAAGTAGGTAGAAAAGTCCATTTTTTATTCCTGTATAAATTGATAAAAGCCATATCCAAGAGCAGTTATAGCGATGTGAATATTATCGCTTGTGGCGATTATGTAATTGTAATCGCTATACTGCCTGTAAGCTTAAATTGTGCTTGTATCAGCACACCCTCACGAATAAATACATTTACCCGACCCGAAAATCGCGCTGCACCTCCTACAAACGTATCTTGGTAAATGCCTATCCTTATCGATCCTGATAGCCTTGCTGATATCTTAATCAGCGCACTAGCAGCGACTAATGGATAAATCGTTTCAGGTGGATCAGCTTCGAGCGCTGTCCCAATTACAATCAATCGCATCCCGATCGCGCATTCAGTAAGATTGTGAGTCCATGATGCGCCATCGGTAAGGCATCGATACCGCACGCCACGCCATAGGATATCGATTCTCGATAATGGGGTAAGCGATGCAATCAGAGTATTGCTAATTGCAGTCCCAAATACAAAGCCTTGCTTGCGTCCATAGAGCAAAGCCAGATAGGTATTCCCGTATTCTGTTGCCTGTAATTGGCTCTCAAGGTATGGCACGTCAACGGGGCGCGATCGCGAATAAAAGCTTTGCCCTGCAAATGGTGTCGCTTTTAAAGTTGCTGTGATTTGCGTCTCTATTGGCTCGAAAGGTTTGCGGTAAGTCGTTGCGGGTGCTTTTGTACTGCCATCGGTGCTGTAAGTGCTAGTAGATCCGCCTGCGAGTTCCCATGCATTCTCAATTACTTCAAATCTTTTGGAGTCAGTTCTTAAAGATATACGCGCAAAATTTAAAGTGTTGTTTTGATAAAAATTTTGTACATCGTAAAAGCCGTTGTTCCATGATTCGACTTTAGCTACTCGTTGAAATACAGTATCGTTTTCAGTCCCAACCAACCGTGAGCCAGTAGCCAATAACGTTAAATAAAATACTTCTTCTGTTCTTTTAGAAATTAAAACATCCGTTGTTTCATCGTAACTATAAGTAGTAATTACATCCTTAGAATTTAGCCTTGTAGTCGTAAATTGCGGGGTAGGATTAATGGTTAAACCAGTCCCAAATGCGCCGCTAATAAGCCTAAAAAACTCAACAGTAGTAGCAAAAATATCTTCTTCTTCTAACTCATAAACCAACCTGTTTTTAGCGTCATATCTCTTGATTGTTGTGGTTTCGGTTTTAGGAAGCAAAAAAGCTTCTGGATTTGAATCTAGTAAATTTAAATGAGAGCTATAAATCGTAGTTGCTTCAACAAAACTAACTACTCTTTCTTGCGCCCCATCCCATCCGTAATCGGTAACAGTAGTGCGGTTAGCAATATATTTTGTGCGGCGAATTGGTTGAACTGTATTAGTAAGAAGATTAACCAATCCGCCCCACACTATATTCCCATAGCTAATTGTTACATTGGTTTTAGGATAAGAGCTTACGTCAATCGTGGTAGCAATGCCAGCGATTACAAGCTGATCTACAGGTGTTTCGACTCCAGAGCTATCTACTTGATCAAATAGCTGTTCGTTTTCGCCGATCCTAAAAGTGGCGATCGCGGATGCGTTAAAATCAATCGCTTTGTTAACAATTGTCCCAGATGCATTGGTGTGCAAAATATGCCCAGCCGATCGCGCCATTTGCGCCGCCACACTGACAAGACTATTGCCTTCAGTTTTTGGCTGTGGAAACGTGAACGGATAGGGAATAGAGCTAATGCTATAACTAGCGCCGCTAGCTGCTAAATATCGCTCTATTACGGTATTTCTATCGGTGCTTACCCCAGCTACTACTGCACTCGGATCTGTGTCTGCTGTACGGTAATTTAGCAGCGCACCTTGATCGCCTACTTGGATTTTGATTCTAAAATTTGAGTCAGGCGGCGCTGGTTCTTTAAGGATATAGAGTGCACCGCCTGATAATGGATGGTTTACTAGTGTTCCTGTGTCATTCGCAATCTGGTAAACAACAGATGCACCACGCGCCCAATTTTCGGCGATCGTTGGCGACGCAAGATAAGTAAATTCTGACACCTCGTTATAATTCGCTTGCAGTTCAATCTCACCCGTGATAAATACACCCTCAGAGCCTAATTCATTTTGAGTTAATGAAATTCCAGTCCCCTTGACATTACCTGTACGGTCAATGCCGTTAATCGTGAGAGAAAATGGTCTAGAGCTTAGATTGACGGTCATATTTTAACCCCCGTTTCCTGCAACTCAACAATCGCGGTAACGTTACCTACACCCGTATCGACTCCAAAAGTAGGCTCTGTAGGCATATAGACTTGAAGTTTTGGATAGTAATTAACACCGCCGTTTTGTTGAGTAACAGTGCCTACGGATGATCTGGTTTTAGTCGCTGATGTTTTGCCCTCTTCAAAGTACAGAGTAATCTCATCAGTAAGTTCCATATATGGCGATCCTGTTACTGTCTGCAATTCGCGACGCATCTTGTCAGCAGTTGACCACATCGCTTTCAGCTTGAGATGATCAGCAATCGATACTTTGCTTTGAATATTGTACGTTTGTGGATCTTCAAAGCTAATACCTGAAATCTGGAAAGCACCATTTACGCTAAAACTCCCATTACCTGAAAGTCGAGAGCTTTCCCGTGGCGGTCTGTCTTCGATGAACCTGCGAAATACAACAGACATCACAACACGGATCGAGTGCGTACCACTTCCACCGCTTAAGCTTATTGCGCTTCCCCCTAGTGTTGCTGATACCGTAATCGTTGCGCCTACACTGACCACATAATAGCTAGTATTTAGTGCTAGTCCAGTTGGCAATGTGCCTGTGGTGGTAAAGCGCACGATATCGTCAACTGCAAAAACTTGAGTTGATGGAGTTATGGCGCTACCTGAGAAAGTAAAGGTATAGCTACGCCCAAAATATACGAGTGTGAGATCACCGATCGCCATGAGTAAGTCAAGGGATTTTGATTAATTATCGCACATCAATCTATGGTACATTTTGATTGCGTTAAATTTCGACTGACCTAGATTCCAAGGAGAACCGAAAAGCCGATTGTTTTGATTTGTGGATTTGTAATGATTTTTTGAGAATTACAAGGCGATCGCGAGATCGTCTTTTTTGTTGGGTAAAATTATTTTTGATTTAGTGGTTGACATTATCTGGTTACTAAAGTAATGTATATACAGAAAGCAAATAACACAAAGGAAAAAAGCAATGACCAAAGCAGATGTTCTCAAAAATGTAAAAGCAAGACTCGCTGCTAAAAGCGAAAAAGCAATTGCAGACAAAGCAATTGCGATTGGTTCAAAAGTCACACTAAAAGGTGGCGCTGCACTCGTACAAAACCTGTACTTCAGTGAGTGGACTGGAGAATGGTTGATGGATGTTTGGTTTAAAGAATCTCTCATCAAAAACGTTTCTGTACTCAAGGCGGTTTAAATAATGCTGTTAACAACACTTCCAGAAAACGCTGTATACACCGATCAATATGGCGGGGAAAGCTACGCTGATGATGCAAGATTTGCGTATGTAGATGACTCAAAGTTTGAGCGATGCTATGTAACTAATTCGTGGGAATTGGTTACACCATCAAACCCAATCCTTAGAATCACCTCTTGGTGTGGAAATTTCATGCTAATTAGCTATGATGCAACCGTTGGCAACGCTAAAAGATTGGCAGAGCGATGGAATAATGATCCTGATACTCATCCCAATCAAATCATTACGCATTTACTCGCTGACGGCAAGCAATACCCAATCAGCGATCGCCAGTTCACTTTATTTTAAAAAATCCTGAATACTCTTTTTCGCTTCGGTGAGTGTATACCCCATATATTCACCGTTTTCATCGTAAGAGCGCGGAGTATCAGGAAATATATACCATCCTTTGCGTGGTACATATCTAGCCGTCCAGTCATAATGAATTGGCTTTTTTATTTGATTTATTAGCTCGTTTAATTGTTCTGTTTGAGTCATGACTTTATCTTGAATAATATTTAATTTTATGCCAAAACCTAATCCCGCAAACCCCTACCATTGCGATCGCTATTTCTGTATCAAGTGTTGGGCGATCGCTGTGATGCTGATGCCTGTAAACCTTAAATACGCAATCCGGGTTTTAGCTAACCTCTTGTATTTAAGACGCAATGGTAAACAAGCCAAATCAGGAGCAGTGCAATATCGCTGTAAATGTGGCTTTACTTGTACCGATGGCGATCGCCCCGCGCATCGTCCCCTATTGGGTGATGAACCTTTGACGCAATTTGAGCGCAGTCGTAGGTATAGAGCTAAGTTGAAAGCTAATTTAAATTAGTTGTAAATAGTAGTTGACAACTAGGGATATTCGATCAATAATAGATCATTGAGTTAAACAAGCAAGGCAAAAGACAATGAAAACATTACAGGTTGAATATCGCTTCCAAAAAAACGGTCATTTCATTTATGTATCTACTGGTGCTACACCTCAAGAGCATGACGAAACATTAACAGCATTCTCTTTCACCCCAGACAGCAAGCTCATTGGAGTAGGTAGAAGTTTTCGCGATGAGTCTGGCAAGGTTGTAGCTAGAACTTATAGAGCTTTGAAAAGACTACTAAAAATTACTGATTGCAGCCCCGCAGCTAATTTACTAATTACTGAAATCGCAAAGAGCGCTAAATATGCACAAATCTCTGCTTAAAGTTTTAAACAATCTGCTTTTAATGAGAATAAAAGCAGATTGCGCCCCTTGTTCTAGCGATCAGCATTGGTGTGATGCTATTACGGAATTAACCAAATTAATTCCTGAGTATAAAACCGACAACCCAGAATTTATTTCTGAGTTGGAATATGTAGAAATCAATCAAAAACTTTTGCATGGGCAAAGTAAAAATGACTAAAACCCGCGCAGACATAGATCGCGCCGCATATCTAAAGCGTACAGCAGACAAACCACGCTACTACTGTACGCAATGCGATCGCCAACTCAGATCAGACTCACCTCTCACTATTTGCCGCGCATGTTGGCTTAAAACGGATGATGGCAAGCTATACATGCGACTGAAGCAAGCGGAGTCAAGAGCTAAGTTAAAAGCTGAAAAATGCTAAAATATTAATGGCTTCGCGATGTTGACAGCATCCAAGCCCGTACAACCTCAACTACAGGTATTTGCACAATGACAAGCTTAACAGTTTTTGCGTTTGAGTCTCAAGAGATCCGCTTTGTGGATGGTAAACCCGTAGCTAATGATGTAGCTAAGGTTTTGGGTTATAAGAATCCTGCAAACGCTGTAAATCGCATGGTTAAAGCATCTAACAAAGGTCTTTGCGATTTACAAACACCTAGCGGAATCCAATCTACTACCGTATTAGAAGAGTCTGGGATCTACCAATTAATATTTGGTTCTAAGTTGCCAGCCGCCGAAACTTTCCAGCAATGGGTATTCTCTGAAGTTTTGCCAAGTATCCGCAAAACAGGCAAGTATGAGATCGCTCCATCACAACCCGCACTACCTCAAACATTTTCTGAGGCTTTGCGCCTTGCTGCTGACTTGGAAGATCAAAAGCAAAAGTTGATGGCAGAAAACCAAGCTTTGCAGATCGAAGTGCAGACTTTAGAACCAAAAGCCGATCGCTATGATTTAATTCTGGCTACTGATGGATGGATGACGGGTGAAGAGATTGTTAAGCAGCTTGCTATTCCCAAGTTTTCAGTTCGTAAGCTCTATGATATTTTGCGTCAAGAGAAAGTATTGTTTAAGCGCCCTAGCGACGGATTGAATATGCCCTATGCTGAATATGTAAATGAGGGGCTTGCTAAACTTCGCGATGGGCAGTGCTTTGATGGACGCATGAGGTTTAGTCCTGCTTTCTCTTGGAAGGGATTAGATCGCATTCTTGACCTATTGCGTAAACATCAAGTTATTCCCAAGGATAAGCAGTACAGGTTTAACTTTGATTCTGACAAAATCGTTGCAATGAAGAGGGCTTAGTCATGTCTATCAAAATCAAATTCTCATTCGATGAATTGCGCCGCCGCGCTGCTAAGATGCTTGATGTGCATCCCAGCTATATTGATAATGTATGCCCTTCTGAAGGTGGTACAAAGTTCTATGTTCTATATCGTGGTAGAACCGATCGCGGATATTCAGGTAGAGGCGCAACATTCACTATCTGGCAATTTGTTGAAGCGTTGCCAATCGAAAATCTAACAGGTAGTGTCGAAACTTTCTGGGATAAAGGGATTGATTCCGTTCTTGCTGTTTTGGGCTTGGATAAGTTTCCAAATAGTGAGAGGGAAATTAAATCCGCTTACCGCAAACAGGCGAAATTGCATCACCCTGATACGGGCGGCGATCCTAACAAATTTCGTGAGGTGCAAATGGCTTATGAGACTGCGATCAATTTGTTGCCTGAGTTGAGAAGAGCATATGGAAAATGAGCAATTCGACATCACCAAAGCCGTACCAAGGGCAAGCCAAAAGCCCAAAGTGTACAACCCGTTCCCCATCGATACGAGCGCATTAACCAAGCGCTTGATTCGGGAATATTATCCTGAGTTGGAGGGGCGGTTGATTCGGGATTGAGCGCAAAACTATGTAATAATTAAAAGCGATCGCCTTTATCACAGCGATCGCCCGATTCGGTTATCAGTCGAATCTATCCACATACCTATTGGAGTAGGTTATATGTCTGACAGTATTGTATCAACAAAAAAGATTCCTATTGCTACTAGGGATTTTTGCTCAATAGACAAATCTCTTGTTGAAGATGACTATCGTGGTTGTGGTTTTTTGCCGCACAATAATTTTGTTTACGCTTTTTTTGATGATAAAGATGACAATTGGGAATCAAAAAGTTTCCCTCTAAATTGTGTAACAGTTCATGATTTTAATTGGGAGACTAATGCACTTGCCAATCACGATCGCCTTGGGATAGTCAACGAAAATGAAATTCTTGGATTATCCGAATGGAAATCAGAACAAGGTGTTTATTTTTGCATTAGATGCTTACCTTCAGGCGAGCAAGGTGGGGACTTTCACAATGAAATAATATACGTTGGCAAAACAAACAATATTTGCCAACGGTTTTCTTCACATCACAAGAAAAAAGCTTTTGAGTTTTTGGGGTTTGATCGACTTATTTTTATAAGTTACAAAGTTGACCTTTACTCTGAATCGGATGTACTTTGGGCTGAACGTCAATACATTGAGATGCTTAAGCCTATATTGAACGATCGCCATTGTTTAGGATTGCTTTCCTCTGATGAAACCGAATCTAAAACAAATGCTATTCAAGAAGTAAGTACTATCTGGGATATGGCTTATAACGAAGGTCTAAAGCATGGTTTTGCATCCGCTAAAAATCAAATGATGGATTTCTTTGATTCAGCGATACAGCCGCCTGAGTTAAAATAACCATGCAAGGTTAAACCCTATTCATTAGCGTTGAGTCAACCCCTTGCAACAAAAAGACCATTTTCCTGTCATCGGGAAAATGGTCTTTTTGTTGCGTTTAATCAATCGTTTAGATATCACTTCATTTTAGCGATCGCCTCTAGCAAAGCATCAATCATCTTGTCTTTGCGCCGCATTTGGTCACGCAAAATATCAACTTCATCCTCGCTTAGTTCTTCAGCCTCTACTATTTGGTTATGATTTTCGGGATGATTTTGTGACTCAACCATGGTTAACCATTGCTCAAAACTAGTCTGTATATTCCGAGGATCTACAGCGTAAAAATCAGCGTATAGTTGCATCATGTGACGGGTAATTGCAACACGCACCTCTGGATAGAGATCGATTTTGTAGATTTTGTCTTCGAGTTGTAGATTGAAAGTTGTCATCGCTTCACCTTAGCTTTTGATTATTTTAAAGCAAAATAGTACTTGACAATAATATTAGTACGTACTAATATTTAGAGGTCAACAGCGTAGCGCTGTTTCTAGTCCTGTACCTCCTGCGGTGTATTAATCATGATCAATCA